AGTTATTTTTTCTTCTTTTTACGTCTATGTTGATAACTTATCTTCTTACTACCTGTTTTTTCACGTTTAAACCTTGCTTTTTCGGCTGCTGACATCTCTCCAACAGTCTTAGGTGTCTTACTTGATACACGTTTTTTGGGTCTACAAGCTGGATAACCTCGTTTTTCGCCTTTTGATCGGCCACAAGGTTTACCAGTTTTTACATCAACCCAATTTTCCTTAAACCAACGGGTAAGACCGCCACTACTTCTTGCCACGTTTTTTCTCCACTCGGTAAGTACCACCACGCTTTTTGTACTCTCGTACAAGCCACGCATTGGCATAAGCGGAAGGATAAACCTTAAATTTACGTTTAGCCTCTGCTTTTACCCTAGAGTATAACGCTTTATTTACAGGAACATTCACTTCTCTTCTTGCCTCCCTTCTTTTTCTTCTTCTTTTTCTTAGTCGTAGAATGGTACATGGTAAGAATTAGGTATCTTAGTATATTCTAAACGAAGTTTGGCCTAATGTCTCTGGTTTTGCAAGGTTGAATTGTTGTAAACAAAGATAACCAAAAGCATCAAACGCATGGTCAACTCCCAAGTTTTTATTTGGTAAGCCAGTATTTGGTGCATAAGTTAAAGTTCTAAGCGATTTTATCAATTCTTTACAACGTGGATGTATTAAAGTTCTTCGATCTCCATTTGCATCATACAAAGCAGTATTAACAGCAGTTATCTTATCTCTAATTTTCCAGGGTGATTTAGGACTCATAACAGTAAATCCACTGCGTCTAAGGATATTATGGTCAGTAGCACCAACTCCACTTGTTTTTCTTGCACTACCAGTTGGGTCAGGACAAGCAATAATCCTTCGATCTACCCCATATCGCCTTGTAACTTCTTCAGCAAAATCCCAAGTTGTAGCTCCACCCGTCAACATGATCTCATCAAACACATAAAGCATATCGTTATGCTTAACAGCACATACCCCTGCCATAGGGTCCACATTAAAATCTAAACCCAAAAGTAAAGGCATCATGTGTAAATCCTGTACTTCTTTGTCAATATTGTCATCAGCAAAACTAACAGCAACTAAACCAGTGAGATTTTCAAAACTAGCTTCAAATTCTTGTCTAAATGTTCTTGCATCTAGTTGTGACCTTGCTGCTTCTACTTCCTCCTTCGCAACATTACCTCCTTCAACTGTAGTAAAACTCCACCTTTTCCAATCTTCCCAATCCTGCTCACCACAATAACACCACATATCATAAAACCAACTCGCAGTACCATCAGGAGTAGAAATAAATAAAGCCCAACCTTGTTTGTCGGCTAATGCAGGTCTAATAACTTCAGCCCATACATCTCGATCCATAAACGCAGCTTCATCTAAAACAACACCAGCTAAACTTCTACCTCTCAATGCCATCGCATTTTCAGTACCTTTCAACTCAATAGTTGATCCATTTATCAATTCCAGCCTTAAATCTGTTTCATTCTTACTTTTTATCCATACTTTTGGTGTTAACCTCTTCAATTCTTTCCACGCAATATCCTTTGCCATCCTATAAGTAGGAGCACAATAGAAATATACCTCGCCAGGTCGATTGATAGCTCCTCTGAGTAATTCAATACAAGAAAGATACGATTTTCCAAACCTTCTTCCTGCAACCAACACCCGAAATCTTTTATCACTATTGAATACCTCCCCCTGTGCATACCTCAAACTTATTTCTTGCTGTTTTGTAGCTGTCATACACCGAAAATAACAGTTTTTTTATCTTATACTCCCTCTTTATAGCCTATTTCAGCATTTTTAGGTTATTATTTCATTAACAACCCTTAACAAGATCAAGTCCGTGGCTTCTTCTACCTTTCCAGATAACATAATCAATAATCCTCTCGCACAACCAGCTAAAAAAAGAACTAGATCTTCAGTTTCAGATGTCCTAAAAAGATCTCAACGCCTTTACGCTCGTCAACTTGAAGGTAAAACTACTCGCCAATTAGTAATAGAACACGCAAATATTGAAGGAATTTCTGAAACTACTGCCTGGTTAGATTGGGATAGAGTAAAAGTCTGGAATAACGAAGATTGGGAAAAAGATAGAGAATCTTTATTACCTCGTTTACAAGCAATGAGAGTAAGATTATTCAATAAAGCAGTAAAAAAAGGTCAATTACAAACTGCTGCTCAAATTCTCGATAGCTTAGGCAAAGTTATAGGCGAATCTGTAGAAACCGTCAACATTCAAGCTCCAGAACTTTCAATAAAAGTAGAACCAAAAAATTAACCGATATATATTTAAGTTCCCCACGATGGCCTCAAAAAAAATTTTTTAACCTACAGTCCCCCCAAGTTCAAAAAAGTCCACAGAAGTCCATAGAAGTGCCTTAGAGATCAAATAAGTTCAAGCAAGTTCAAAGAAGTTCAATAAAGTTCCGCAAGTTCAAAAAAGTTCAAGCTGGTTCAAATAAGTTCAATATATTTTCTTTTAGTAAACTTTGTTTACTTATAGATATAAATCTGATATATTGGAATAGTTTAGTATCTTCTTAAATTGTGCTTATTTCTCTTGTAAGTTTTTCTACTTCTGGACTAACTCAAAAGCAGAAAGCAAATTTAAGAGAACACTAAACCAAAACAAAACAAAATTAACACTTCTCAAATCG